ATGCTACGAGAGTGGCTGAGGCCCTCACTAAGAAGGGTCCTGATGATTACGTAGTATCGGAGGTAGTAGTGGAGTGATATTCGATTGTGAGGGAGATGGTTTGGTCCCCACAAAATTTCATGTCCTATCATATTGGAACGGAGAAAAGGTAGTTAGTCTCACCTCCCATGAGGAGATGAGGAAATGGCTATTGAAGCAGAAGACACTCATCGGGCATAACATCATCAGATGGGACATCCCGCAATTAGAGAGAGTGTTGAAAATCCAGATCAAGGCCAAATTAGTTGATACGCTGGCCTTGTCATGGTATCTTTTTCCAAATAGAAAACTCCACGGACTTGAATGGTGGGGAACCGAATATAAGCTGAAAAAGCTAGAAGTATTGGACTGGTCCAATGAATCACTTGATGTCTATATCGCTCGTTGTGAACGAGATGTCGAGATCACTAAGCGTCTCTGGGAGGATGAAAGCAGGTATTTATCAACGCTGTATGATACTAATAAGCCTCTGGGTCTCCGCATTATACCTTATCTCTCATTCAAATTAGACTGTGCGAGGGAGCAGGAGAGGAGCAAGTGGAAGGTTAATATAGAGAAGGTAGAACACCTCCTCGGTATATTAGAAGAAGACAAAGCTGAACGAGTAGAACAGCTTAAGAGTGTCATGCCCATGGTGACTAAGTACGTCCCAAGGGAATATCCAGCTAAGCCATTTAAGAAAGACGGCACGCTCTCTGTAGAAGGAGCCAAATGGCAAAAATATATTTCCGAACAGGGCTTGACAAACGACCATAGACTACCTATATTAATACCACACCACGAAGATGAACCAAACCCCAATAGCCCTGAACAGGTTAAGGCTTGGCTCTTCTCTCTAGGGTGGGAACCTGAAACCTTCAAAGAGGTAAAGGAGAAGAATGGGGGAGAACGCCTCATTCCTCAGATCAAGAAGCTGGATGAACCAGAACTATGCGACAGTGTTATCCGTCTAATTGACACCTCCCCTCAGGTAGCTTTCCTAGAGGGCCTGTCAGTGGTCAATCATAGACTGGGAATCCTCAAAGGTTTTAAAGAGAATGCAGACGAAGAAGGCTTTATCAAAGCTGAAATCCAAGGTCTTACTAACACTCTCAGGTTTAAGCATACTGTTGTGGTCAATCTTCCCGGCGTAGATAAGCCGTATGGAGAGGAGATCAGAGGGTGCTTAGAGGCCAGAGAGGGCTATGAGCTATTAGGCTCAGATATGTCCGGTCTGGAAGACGCTACCAAGCGTCATTACATGTTCGAGTATGACCCCGAATATGTCAAGGCCATGTCTGCTCCCGGATTTGATCCTCACCTTGACCTTGCTGTCATTGCTGGGGTATTGAAACCAGAGCAGATTAGAGACACTAACACAGCCAAGAAGATTTACAAGGCTGTGCGAGACGTGTACAAAGAGGTTAACTACAGTGCCATTTATGGTGTAGGAGCTGTTAAACTAGCTCGCACCCTTGGCATAGCTCTGAAGGAGGCTAGAGCAATTCTCAAAGCCTACTGGAAGAGAAACTGGTCCGTCAAGAAGATTGCTGAAGATCAACGGGTGAAACAGATCAATGGTCAGAGTTGGCTGTACAACCCCGTCTCTCAGTTTTATTATTCTCTCCGTTGGGAGAAGGACCGATTTTCTACACTAAATCAGGGAACTGGTGTATACTGCTTCGATTCGTGGGTCAGAGAAATCCGTAAGGTAAGGCCACAGTTGACAGCCCAGTTCCACGATGAGATTTGTTTAGAAGTGAAGAAGGGCCATCAGAATAGCGCATCGGCCCTAGTACAAGATGCAATTGACAAAGTAAACGAACAATTAAAGCTGAATGTCACACTTAGCGTGGACATTAAATTTGGCAGAACATACTCAGAGGTACACTAATTGAAGCAAGTAGTATTTACATATAAAGATGGTTACAAGCACATGTTTCCAGACGTTCTGGAAATTGAAGAGACAAACACTCATTACAAGCTAGCATCACCTACCGGCACTCTCGGACTAGTCCAGAAGGCAGAGGTAAGGTTTGCAGTAGTTACAGAACTAAAGCCCCCCGTAGAAGAGAAGGAAGAGGTGGTTCTCCCAGAACCACAGGCCGAACCAGAGTATAGAGACACTCCAACAGGCCCTCGCAGAGTAGTAAGAAAGGGTAAATAATGTCATTTAACGCTAACGATAGTCCCATCACTGGTGGTGGGAAGAAGAGAACACCAGATCTTGAGCCGGGCACTTACCCAGCAAGACTGAATGGTGTCAGTGTTCTAGGTATCCAGAAGCAGCGTGAGTATAAGGGTGAGCCTAAGCCACCCAAGCTAGAGCTTTCGCTCACATACGAATTCCTTGATGAGTTTCTTCTCGATGAAGACGGCAACATTCAGGAAGATAAGCCTCTGTTCCGTTCAGAGACTATGCCCTCAAACAGACTCACAGCCGAGAAGGCTAAGAGCACCGCTAGGTATCTAGCTCTCGATCCTAAAGAGAAGCATGAGGGAGACTGGTTTGCCCTAGTTGGCACTCCTTGCACCGTCACACTAGTTCTTGAGAGCTTTAAGGACCGCTTCGGTCAGCCCCGCACCAAGAACAAGATTACAGCCGTCTCTGCTATGCGTCCTAAGGAGGCAGAGAGAGCAGGTCCCCTAGTCAACCCCCCACGTCTGTTCAACTTCTACGAGCCAGACATGGAGGTGTATGAGAGCTTCCCAGACTGGATTAAGGAGAAGCTTCAGGGTGCCCTAGACTTTCCGGGCTCCAAGCTAGAGGCTGCTCTTCAGACTTCAGCTGCCCCCAAGACTACTAAGACCACTGAGGCGTCTCTTAAGGACGATGAGAAGTTCCTAGAAGATGGGGATGACAATGCCGAAGACGACAAAGATTGGTGAAGAGAAACTAGCCTTTCTCCTTTGGAGAGTGCTCCTAGGGGATGATGTTTCTGAGGAGGCTTGGGAACAGCTAGAGAAGATGAACTATCTTAATCAAGACGGTGAATGGCTAGAACTAGACGAGGATGATTGTGTCTAAATGAAGCCTCTTGTCGATGCTGATGTGCTCCTTTACGAAGTTGGCTATATTTCTCAGGAAGTTGTAGACGGGGAAGTAGTTCCTAAGTCTTGGGATTATTGCCAAGAGTTCTTCGATGGGCGTATTAAACTAATTTGTGAGGAGGTGGGGGCCACAGAGGACCCCCTCCTCTTCCTAACCTCAACCCCTTACATCAATGGACTGATTAATAAGAGACGAAAGAGAGAAGATCTCCCTCCACAAGAGTATAAGGAAGTCTTTCGTCATGTCCTCTCCACCACCCGAGAGTATAAGGGTGGGAGACTAAGCACTAAACCCTTCCACTTTAAGAACCTGATTAACTACATCCTCTCCTCTTATCCATGTAAGATAAGTGAGAACGGGCTGGAAGCTGATGATGAAATGTGTATTTATCAAATTCTAGCTCCTGAGAGCATCATCTGCTCTAGGGATAAGGACGTTAGGCAGGTGAAGGGATGGCATTATAGCTGGGAATGCGGTAAGCAGCCCTCTGTAGGCCCCTTCCTATCAGATGCTTTCGGGGGCTTGGTAAATAAGAATGAGGGGCTAGTTGATTCTCTGGGTCTCCCTCGTCCTCTTAAGGTGTTTGGTTGGGGGAACAAGTTCTTCTATTACCAGATGATCACCGGAGATAGCACAGACAACATTGTAGGTCTTATGGGGAGAGGCCCTGTATTCGCCTACAACCTCCTTAAAGACTCCAAGACAGAAAGAGAAGCATATGAGCTCACTGCTGAGCTATATGTAAAGACATTCGGAGATGAGTGGGAAGAGAAGTGGAATGAAATGGCTTCTCTCCTGTGGATGGTAAGAGAACTAGATAGTGAAGGAAAGTACGTACCATGGCAAAAGCCAAGCGTCTTAGAGACTATTTCCTAGGGGCACCTATCGGGGAACCTGCTATTGATGATCTAGAGCAAACCCCCATTACTGCGGCATCTATTGTAAATGAGCTCCCCCAAGATTTTAATTGGGGGCCCCCTGCTGTGTCTAGAGAGCCGATACAGGTGATGCCTTTTGATAATACAACCCAACAGTTTAATATGGCACGTATTAGACCGATGGAGTATAGAGCCCAGAGCATGTATGGTCTTTCTTCTTCGTCTCAGACCTACGCTAGGAGTAGCGGCAAAACTTACACCATGCAAACAAGAACCTCAGACTTCTCCATTGAAGAAACTGCTCGTATCCAACAGATTATCAACGAGATCAATCAGTGGTCTGGTCAGATTTTCTTGGCTGGTAGTAGGTTTATGAGGAGGATTTATGTTGCTAACATCAACACTGACTGGGACTACAACATCTCTATTAATGATGACCCTAGCCGGAAGGGGGTAGACACTGAGCTCTCTAAGTACATCCTCTCCAACTTCAATTGGGACACAGCCAATTCCTATAGTGGGGACCAGATGTTTGTGAATCTCTTTAAGCACAGAGAGTTCCCGCATATCACCATCATCTCTAGGTATGACTTTCGTCTATACGAAAGAGTGTTCCGTTCCATTCCCTATGCGTATTGGGAAAGGTATTTGTGGAAGAGCTCCCCCCATGTAAAGCTCCTTAGTGAAAACGAAAGGAGCGATTGGAAGGACCGGTTAAACGCCACTTTCAATGCTTTCTATGCTGTAGCCCGTATCCCTGACCTAGAGGAGTTGATGTGATTAACAACCCATGGAAGCACGTCAAGACTGGCCATTTCTATGAGATTGTCAGCCTTGGAGTGATTGAGAAAGACGGAACGCCTGCTGTAATATATCGCAGAGTATTTAGTGATCCCACTGGTCCCATCCTATGGATTAGACCTTTGGATGAGTTTATGGACGGAAGGTTTAAACGAATTGAAAAGGACCAGCTTACCTAGGAATAGGTGTTCTCAAACTTGGACTGAAGCACAGTTTACCTCTTTCGTTAAGAGCCAACTTAGGGCAGCTTCGAGGAAGTGGAAGCCCATTAATGAGGTCTTTAAGGAGGCGAGACGAGAGAGAGGGATTTATGAGTGTAACAAATGTCACCAGTGGGTGCCACTCAAGGTTTCATTAAACGGTAAGAAGATTAACAACGTATTCGTGGACCACGTAAATCCAATTGTCGATCCCGAACAAGGGTTCGTCTCATGGGACGAATTCATCAATGGGCTCTTCTGTGAAAGGGAGAACCTACAAGTGTTATGTGGCCAATGCCACGATGAGAAGTCTTTAGAAGAGCGTAAAATCGCGACAGAGCGTCGTCGCCAAGAAAAAGAAGCAATCAATGAACAAGTTATTTGACCGATTTGAGTTTATTAAGCACTACCCTCTACGTATCTACAACCGTTGTGTATTTGCACACAATCTCCTCGAAGACCATGGTGTGGCCTATGTGGAAGATTACCTTGCTACCTTTGATGTCAAGGAACGTGAGGATATGTACAGGATGTATGCCCTCCTTAAGAAGGTTGGGCCTCAGAAGCTTCGAGCTCTCGTTACAGAGGGGCTAGAGTTCTCTGATGAGAGTTATAGTGTAGCTAGGGAGAATGTAGATGGCCGAGTCTCTCACTAAACAGGTGGGAGGTAGTCATTACAAGAACCTCCCCATTCAACCAATGTCCTACTCCATTGCCAACCAGCTAGGTTGGGCAGAGGGAGAGGTCATTAAGTACGTAACAAGGTGGAGAAATAAGAACGGCGTTGAGGATTTGAAGAAGGCAATTCATTGTCTTGAGGCTCTAATCGAGCTGCACCCCAATGATTAAGATCTTAGTCCTCGACATTGAAACAGCTCCCTCTCTAGCCTATGTGTGGAGGTATTTTCAGGAGAACATTTCCCCTAAGCAGGTGAAAGCCCACTCCCGTATTATGTCTTTCGCAGCTAAGTGGCTAGGAGAGGCTGGATATATTTTCAGAAGCAATGAAGGAGATAACGACAGAGAGATTATTGAGGAGCTTATCTCCCTTCTCTCTGAGGCTGATATTGTCATTGCTCACAATGGGCAGAAGTTTGACATCCCTGCAATTAGAGCAAGAGCTCTGGTTCATGGGCTGAACCCTCCCTCCCCTGTGAAGATCATTGACACCTATCTAGTCGCTAAGAAAGAGTTTAAGTTCCCTTCCAATTCCCTTGAGTATCTAGCAGATGTCATGGGGTGTAGTTACAAGAAGGAAACTCACAAGAACTTTCCCGGTTTCGTCCTTTGGTCAGAATGCCTGAAGGGGAACCCAGCTGCTTGGGAAGAGATGAAGATGTACAACATTCAAGATATTTTCGTCTTGGAAGAGCTATATCTTCGAATGAGACCTTGGATTACTAACCATCCAAATGTCTCCGTTGAGCGGGAGGAAGTCCGTGAGGATGTTCCTCGCTGTCCTAAGTGTAATAGTCCCTCTCTACAGAAGAGAGGGTTTACATTCACTAAAATTGGGAAATACCCCCGTTTCCAATGCACCGACTGTGGTGGGTGGGGACGTGGAAGATATACCTTAGAGAAAAAGAATGAGAACATCATCACGAATGAGGTGTAGATATTTCTATAGTTATATTGGCTATTATAATGGTACTTATCCCCCTACTACTACGGAGGAATAAGTGAAGACACCTCCCGATCCTCCTAAGGAACTACTTCCGCTAATGGTAGACGTGGCCCTCTTTAATGGCCTCGTCGCCAATTGGCATAGCAGTGGATACACTGGGGAATACCCCGAAGAGCTGGTAACAACCATCACTAGTATGGTCGCCAGAGGGACAAAGTTTTTGATCAAATATAAAGGACGACACGAAAGTGATTAAAAATATTCTACTAGCTGGTCTATTCGCCTTGGCTCCTATCAGCGCTAGTGCGTGGGATTTGGCAGCTATGAATAAGACAGTGGATGAGACCAACTTCGCTATCGGCACTAATAAGAACATCTGGTGTTCAGGAACTCTTATCAGCACCGTAGAGAAGCGCCTCATCCTCACCGCATACCATTGCATCGACGGCTTCGTTAACAAGAAGGCAGAGGAGCAGGTTGATATTGATGGTGAAGTTATTAAGGGACCAGACGACAAGCCCCTTACGAAGAAGAGCGTAAACCTCGATCTAGTTCCTGTCTCTCAGGTCTTCTGGGTAGAGGAAGTTGATGAGGACAAGGATGGTAGACCAGATCGGGCTGGCATTAATTATGAGGGCAAGATTGTAGCTCGTAATAAGAATGCTGATCTAGCCGTCATTGAGATCCCAAGCAGCGTAGCTGGTGTGGGTATCAACCTGAAGGCTGTAGAGCCAACCAAGCTGGCCCCTAAGGACTACCGCATCACCCGTGGTGAGGAAGTCACTGCTGTAGGGAACCTCATGGGTGATCTATATGCTACCGTTAGCAGAGGTATTGTAACCTCTCGTAGGCAGCTAGACGACATGTTTAGCGTCTTCGATCAGAAGGACTCTCCTAAGTTCTACGTCCAGATGGGTTCCATCATTGGTCCGGGTAACTCAGGTGGTTCTCTCTACAACAAGGACGGGCTGCTCATTGGTGTAAACGTTATGGGACTCCCCGGCCTTCTTGGTCTAGCCGTTCCAATCGAGACTGTATACACTCTCCTCGAAGAGAACTGTCTTGATGATGAGGTCACTGGTAAGGACCCAGTTCTTTCCAAGTGTGCCATCACTCCTAAGACTATGCCCATTGGGGGTGTAGACTCTAAGTAAAGGTGAATAATGAAAACACTTTTAATGGTACTACTAGCTACCTCAATCGCAACCTCGGCGGGGGCTTTCTCGCTGGGCACGCACAACACTGACTTCGGTGGAAGAGGGGCTCAGGTCTCCCAGACCACCGCTAAGCAGCGCTTCTACCTCACTAGCCCGAGCTACGGATACAACTCGGCTCGGCTACGGCAAGCGCGTCTATATATGAGAGAATATTTCAATCAGCAGGGTCTCATCTGGCTCGGCCCTCAACCGCGTCCCAGTAACCTGTGCGGAGGCTGCACGGCCCCCGATCCCTACGACTACAACCGTAACTAAGAGAGGGGGCTTCGGCCCCCTCTTCTCCATAGGAGGAGAGATGAAAGCTGAATACATAGGACATTTTGGTGACGACTTGAAAGTAGTTAATGCTGCTAGGGTGAGCCATGATAATGAAAGTGATTGGACACTTGACAAAGACGGAGCAGGTGAAAATTTTATACTGAGGCCACCAGATGAGAGACTTATACGTTATCTTGCTCGTAATGGGCACTTTACTCCTTTTACTCACTCTGCCATTACTCTCAGAGAGACAGTCCCTTTTTTCGTTGCTAGACAGCGGTTCAAGCATGTGGTGGGACTTACCTACAACGAAGTAAGTAGGCGCTATGTAGATAGTGAACCAACTTTCTTCATGCCAGAGACATGGAGACTTAGGGCTCCAAACATAAAGCAGGGTAGTAGTAGTGAAACCTTCCAAGGGGACTATTACCACGAGTATGCAGACAGAGTGTATGAGCTGGCCTACCGTTGCTATACGGATATGATTAAGGACGGTATTGCTCCTGAGCAGGCTAGAATGGTGTTGCCTAATGCAACCTACACTAGTTACTATGTAACAGGCAGTCTCTATGCCTTTGCCAACTCCTATAGGCTCCGCTCTAAGCCAGATGCTCAGAAAGAGATTCAAGATCTTGCAGCCCAATGGGACGAC